CCCATACGTTCCATTGCAAATGGTTCGTGCAGTTGACCAGTTTACATTCCAACCTAAGATTGGTTTCAAAACTCGTTACGGCATGGTTGCTAACCCATTCGCACAAGGTATTAACCCATCTGATGGCATAATTCGTGCTCAACAGAACGTTTACTACCGTATTTTCGGAGTGAAAAATTTAATGTAAGCTTTTGTTTACATTACATATTAAACACCGATAAGAGTGTAATTAAGAAGGGAACCGAAAGGTTCCCTTTTTTTATGTATAAATACATATAATTCTTAACCTTTTTAAACAATGAAACCCACATATCTTTATATTAAACAACACACCAAAACAGGATTAAAATATTTTGGCAAAACAACCAAAGAAGATCCGGTGACGTATCTTGGTTCAGGTTTGCATTGGAAAAGGCACATCAAAAAACATGGTGAATTTGTCGAAACAATATGGTATAAATTATTCACAGATGAAAAATCTCTTATTGAATATGCTTTGAATTTTTCAAAAGAAAACAATATAGTAGAGTCCAAAGAATGGGCAAATTTAAAAAATGAAAATGGACTGGATGGTGGTTTTGATAAAAATGGTTGGTCGAAAGAACAAATTGAAAATTTTAGTCAAAAACAAAAAGAACGGTGGGCCAAAGGACTGGTCGATCCGGAAAAGCTTAGATTATCCCGTATTGGATTTAAACAACCAGATTCTCAAAAGAAAACAGTTGCAGAAAAATTATCTAAAGAATGGTTAATTACTGATTTACAAGGTAATCAATTTAAAATTAAAAACCTTCAACAATTTTGTAGAGAAAATAATTTAGACCAAGGTAACTTATCTCGTGGCACACACAAAGGTTGGAAATCCACCAAAATCAACACCTAAATAAACACATGACTGCCTTAACTAGAACACCTCAAAATACCAATTATGCACAACCGACAAAATTCATGTTGTCGTTTGATAGGTTACCCACGGTCACATACTTCTGTACAGCTGTAAACGTACCAGGGGTAAGTGTAGGACAGTCCCCAATCAACTTTCCATCGTTGACTGTATACTCGCCTGGTAACCAGTTAAGTTACAACAATTTTAACATTGATTTTAACGTAGACGAATCTCTGGAAACATGGCAAGAAATGTACAAGTGGTTCAAATCTTTTGCCAGTCCTAATGGTACTGATGAAAGAAATCGACTAAGTGATCAAGCAAATCAATACACAAATACCATAAAACCATGGTATTCTGATGCCACATTAACTGTATTAAACGCTTTGAATAATCCTGTGGTAAGAATACAATTTACCAATATGTTTCCTGTAAGTTTGAGTGATTTAAATTTTGATACTCAACAATCTGCGGATACCATCATGACAGGTACCGCCAACTTTGTTTACCAGCAATTTGAATTTATACCAGTTTAATGTAGCATAACTATTGCCTTTTAACATGGAATATGTTATCATGTAAAAAGCATGTTAAACCTTTGAAAATATTATGGAAAATCTAGAACAAGTATTAGAAAATTGGAAGCGTGATTCTGAAATTGACCAGACTGAACCTGGTAAAGAACTTATTCGTATTCCTATTCTTCACAACAAATACCTCACTATTCTCACTAAACATAAAATTGCCACCAAGAAAGCACATTTTGATTATCTGCGCATGCGTAAGATTAAATGGGAATACTATACTGGTAAAATGTCACAAGAAGAATTAGAACAGTATGGTTGGGCACCATTTCAATTTACCCTTAAATCCGACATCACTACATACTTAGAAGCTGATGCAGATTTGATTAAACTCCTTGAAAAGAAAGTTTATCATGAAGAAGTGGTATCGGTAATTGAATCAATTATGAGTGAATTAAAATCAAGAACATTCCAGTTAAAAGATTTTATTTCTTGGGAAAAATTTATAGGAGGGCAGTAATGTTATCGTTAAGTGAAATTTATCAAGAGAATATATCCAGACATTCTCATCCATCAGACAAAGGTCGAACACATTGTTATATCAATGAATATTACAATACTGCTTTTGAACCTTGGAGAAATACCACAAATAATGTTTTAGAAATTGGTATTCATCATGGTTCTTGTATGGAAATCTGGCGTTCTTATTTTGCCAATGCTAATAAAGTATATGGTGTAGATATTTTGGATCATGGAGTTCATGTTGAAGGTTGCACCTTAGTTTATGGTGATGCTACAAAACCAGAAACTTTTACTGGTATGGGCAATTTTGATGTAATCATCGATGATGGTTCACATTTAACTCCAGATCAAATTAAAACATTTCAAATTTTATTTCCAATGTTAAACAAAGGTGGTGTTTATGTTATTGAAGATGTTCAGAAATTGGATGAAGAACGCCAGCAATATTTGGATTTATATCCAAATGTTAGAGTTGTTGATTTGCGTAGCGTTAACAACTGGTACGATGATGTTATTATAGAATACATTAAATGACTTTTGATGTTACAGTAAATAAAAAAGATGAAGTGTATGCCAAGATAACTTGTGAACGGCATGTGGCAAAAGAATTATCTGAGTACTTTACATTCTTTGTTCCAGGTTATCAATTTGTTCCAGCGTATCGAAATAAAATTTGGGATGGAAAAATAAGGCTTTTTAATTTACAAAGTTTTACATTGTATCTTGGTCTCATGCAATACTTACATTTGTTTTGTGAAGAACGTGAATATACCATTGAGTATCAAGATAACATTGACGTTGAAGATGAATACTCATTATATCATGCCAACAAATTTATTCAAGATTTACAAATACATTCTCGTGGTGAAAAAATAGAAACAAGAGATTATCAAGTTGATGCTTTTGTTCATGCCATGCAACACCGCCGAGCGTTGTTATTATCCCCTACCGCCTCTGGTAAATCTCTCATTATCTATCTCATTTTCCGTCAACTACACCACTATCAAAATCTCAAAGGCCTTGTAATTGTTCCTACCACTTCTTTGGTTGAACAACTGTATTCCGATTTTGGTGACTATAATGACGGTACAATGGAAACACTTATACACCGTATCTATCAAGGCAAAGAAAAAACCACAGACAAACCGTTGACAATATCCACTTGGCAATCACTCTATAAAATGCCAAAAGAATATTTTGAACAGTTTGATTATGTAATTGGTGATGAAGCACATAATTTTAAAGCACAATCACTCACATCAATTTTAACGTCCTGTGTGAATTCTAAATACAGGATAGGTCTTACAGGGACTTTAGACGGAACCAAAACACACAAATTGGTGTTAGAAGGTTTATTTGGACCAGTTAAAAAAGTTATTAGTACCAAAGAGTTGATTGATAACCAACAAGTATCACAGTTTGAAATTAAGTGTTTAGTTCTTAAGCATTCAGAAGAAGTGTCAAAAGAGTATAAACAAAAAACTTATCAAGAAGAAATTCAATACTTAATTTCTAACGAGGCAAGAAATAAATTCATTAAGAATCTTGCGGTTAGCTTAGGTAATAATACATTAATTTTATATCAAATGGTTGAAAAGCATGGAGAAATCCTGTATAATATGATAAAGGACACAAAGAAGATTGGCAACAGAAAAGTTTTCTTTGTCCACGGTGGAACAGAAACTTCTGACCGTGAAGAAATTAGAAGGATTATGGAGATAGAAAATGATGCAATTATCGTGGCCTCTTTTGGTACTTTTTCTACTGGAATTAATATTCGCAATCTTCATAATATTATCTTTGCTATGCCAACTAAGTCCACGATTAGGACTTTGCAAAGCATTGGAAGAGGCCTTAGACAAGCTGATGGAAAAGATATAGCAACATTATATGATATTGCTGATGATATGAGAGTAGGTAAACATATGAACTTCACCCTCAAGCATTTTGTGGAAAGAACAAAAATTTATAATGAAGAAAAGTTTCCGTTTAAAATTTATAAAATAGGACTAAAAAATGCAGAATAATATAAAAATAGTTCGTTTAAAAAACGGTGAAGATATCATTGGTAATTTGTGTAACAAAGATGATGGTAATTTAGATATTACAGAACCAATGAGTGTACAAATTGTAGAAGAAGGCAATCACAGACCAGGTTTAGTTATGTCACATTGGTTGCCAGTTCAACTAATTAAAAAGAATGAGATTACAATCAATTCTCGTGATGTGCTTACGATGTTTGATCCTAATGAAGAATTTTGTGAGTATTATACAAATACGGTAGACAAACTACATGCTGTATTAAAAGCTAGAGAATATGCTGATTCGTTATCTGACGATGAATTGGATGAAATAATGGAATCTATGATTGAATCTAAAGGACAATATATTCATTAATCTTCATAGGGGGACATACTCGATAATACACGTTGTCAAGCCCTATGTCAACAACTTTTTGTGGTAAACTTGAATGAGAATAAAATGGCAAAACAAAAACACTATATCAATAACGCAGATTTTCTAAAAGCTCTGGTTGACTTTAAAGAAGCAACCAAAGAGGCCGAGAAGAATGGAAGTCCTTTACCTGCAATTCCTAACTATATTGGAGAATGTTTCATGAAGATAGCAGAAGGTCTATCTCATAAACCTAACTTCATAAACTATACTTATCGTGATGAAATGATGTCGGATGGTATAGAAAACTGTTTACAGTATTTCAATAATTTTGATCCTGCCAAATCCAAAAATCCATTTGCTTATTTCACTCAAGTCATTTATTTTGCCTTTTTACGAAGAATCTCCAAAGAAAAGAAACAAACTTATGTTAAGTACAAAGCTACCGAACAAATGGGTATCCTAGATGAACATGAAATGATGGAGTACGAGGACGGCACCACAGTACAGTTTGAGTTGTATGATAATATTGCCGAATTTATTGAAACTTATGAAGGTACCAAGAAAGCCAAAAAAGATGCGGCAAACAAGAAAAAAGGTGTTGAAAAATTCTTAGGAGAATGATATAAT